TAAAACCCTAATCCGGGCATATACTGGTAGTGAACATAGTGCTGACGCTTCATCTTTTGAGGATCATCCTCGTAATAGTTGCGTCTGATCGCCAGAATAGACCTAGATGACAGCTCTATACTGACTATGTAGGGCAGTTGTATGCCGGTTTGTTCACCCCTGAAGGTATCTTCAAACCCCGGAAGGTCTAAATCCACCATCATTTCTAAAATCGTGTATCGGCTATCTGTTTCGTAGCTACTGCTATCGCCAGTCAGCTCATCATACTTGTCTTTTACGCGATCATCCGATCCAGCAGATGAAGCTGTGGATAAGTCTACGTCAAGATAGAACCCTGATACCTGAAGCTTCCTGACATCATTAGGAGACTTCTTCATGATATGCGTGGCACGTTCACAGGTTTCCAGATCGGAAGCCCCGTAACTCACCACAAAATCCTCTGCTGGCACAAACATACTGCAAGGCCGTCCCATGTTGGGATCGTAATACACCTTTCTAAACGCAGAACCAGCAAGGGGGAGAGAGAAAAGCATCCTTTCTGTCTCCGATCTGTATTCGGTCATCTTTTCAGTCAGCAAGTAGTTTAGATAATCCTGAACCCTATTTGCTTGCTTTTGCTTTTCATCATCAATCTTCCCAACCACAGTTGTCTTAACTGGGCCGGATGCAGGAAAGATCTCTTGTATTGCTTGTGATTGGAATCGTATAACAGACTCTGTGAGTAACGGATGGAATACACCACAAGCACCATCCCACGGCATTGATCTCTCTTCATGCTTCAAACCAAGAAGATCTAAGCCCTCTATGTAAGATCGCTCCCAGTCTGATCTGCTTTCTTTGTCGGACTTAAAATATCCGATCAGCTCAGAAGATAGAATGTCGAGATCCCTATCCTCTATGTACTCTGCAAGGTTAGCATCATGAGGGATCATTCCCCCTAAACCATCCTCATCAAACTCCATAACGGTTTCACCGCCAGCCTCGACAGAGACTGACTCAGGATTCACGATCTCTATTTCTATCGCGCCCTCCATCTCATCACCCATAGGGGCGACAGGAACTGGAGTGGCGAGAGGGCGATCTATAGCCATGATTAGCTAATTAGCCTTTGCCGCCGCGCTTACCGCCTTTGGTAGACATCTTAGTCATCATGGTCTTACCACCTTTGAAGTAGCCCTTGGTTTTAGGAACCATTCTGCCAGCTTTCATTTTACCTTTGCCATCAGCAGCAAAAAACGGAACCATTTCCCCGTCTTTCTCTACCATAGGTAGTTTGGTCTTCTTGCCACCGGCATAACCCATTTTGGTTTTCTTGCCGCCAGCCATACCCATCTTAGTCTTGCGACCACCAGCCATGCCCATTTTAGATTTCATCTTCATGCGGATCTCCTGCATATAAGTTATCAAAGACCTGATTCACATCTAAGGTGTAATCCAGATCTGATTTACTGTAATGAATGTGTTGAGATGGCCTGAAGTCAGGCGCACCTTCCCCTGTTTCAAACCATGCTGGGTGGGTGACTCTTACCCGATTATTGGGTAGTGCCACGATATTGCCAGTCCATTGACCGGCATCCAGCAACTCCAGCACATGAGACTGCTTGTGTTGAGCAGGATCATCCGCTATTTCATTGTCGGTGTAGTCCACGGTAAAATAATATTTCGCCGGATAGAACTCACCATCTATCTTTGCAAGCCAAGGTGTCGGCGTTGCCCGATCAAGAACATAAACACTGTGATCCCTAGAGCTACAATCCCAAGGCTGTGCAGCCCATGTAGGCATTGGTGTAGGCCATTCATCAAACGGTGTATCGCCCACTAATCCAGTGATCGGCATCCTTGCCCACATAGCACCGCCATGAACATTCGGATCATCGGTGTCGTAAGTCTCTGCGCCGGTAAAGATCACCTGAAAACTTAAACTACGACAAGGCATCGTTGTGACCGCGATTGCCATCGCATGAAGAAACTCACCATGATACTTGGTGTGGTTGTGCGTGTATTCTTTTCGCACCCAGCATTTGAAATACGGGATGTTACTTTGCAAATAAGCCATTAATAATAGCTGGCCTTCTTTGGATAGAAAGGCTCTTCCTCTTCATCACTTTTCAACCTTAAAAAACCGCCTTGACGGAATCTCAACAATGCTTGGGTGGAGGAGTCCACAAGGTCATCGTGCTCTCCTGCCGGAAAAGCCGCGAACTCCTCTACCACTTCTTCTGCAAATCTTGTATTGGGTCTCCACACATTACCAGATGCGAATAGATCCGCAACAGCGTTGACCCTAGCTATTTTGTCGTTTCCCCTTGATGGGGTGTATTCTGCAACAGGTATCCCCATAGCTCTAAGCTCAAATATCAGGGGTGTGCCAGCAGCCTTCGCTTCAACTATGCAAGCGTCTGGCTCCCAGTAATCATAGTATTCCTGTGCTTTTCTTTTTAGTTCTGGAAACTCTAATCTTTCCTTGAGCGCATCTAAAAGAATAATATTTGCTTGCGTAACTCCATCATCATCGGGTATATAAAACACCCCCCATGTGGTGCAAGCGGAATAGTCTGAGCGTTGTGTTTTTAAAAACGCCGTATCCCAAGACTGTATAACGAACTCACAAGGGGGTGGCGTGTCTTGTTCCCACTCCTTCCACCACTCCCTTTTCACCAGCGCACCCTCTTCTGACGTAGGGTTCTGCTGGTACTGGGCGTTCCATTTGGGAGCTGGCAGTTCGTTTCTCAACGATTCAAGTTCATCTAAAGGCCAGAACTCAGGCCATAAAGACTTACCTGACGGCATGATGGCTGGAAATTCAATCAACTCCCATTCATCGGTGCCAGACCGTTGAACGGATGATTTAATGATCTGCCCAGTCAAATCACGTTTGTGCCATCGAGTCATTACCACGATGATCGCCCCTCCCGGCTGAAGCCGTTGACGAGGCCCAGAAGTATACCATTCGTAAACTCTATCAAAGACGGATGGATCGGCACTCTGACCTTCCTGTTCGGAATGCGGATCATCAATGATCAGCAAGTCAGCACCTTTACCAGTAACAGCTCCCCCCACGCCTATAGCGAAGTATTCACCGCCCTGATTAGTACTCCAGCGTCCGGCAGCTTTTGAATCAGATCGCAAAGCCACGGATGGAAATATATTCTTGAAATCACCACTATCTACGAGGTTACGAACTTTCCTACCAAAGCCAACCGACAACTCGGCAGTGTGGGCTGTCTGGATAATCTTCTTCTCCGGGTATTTACCCAAGAACCAAGAAGGGAGCAGAAAGGATGCAAACTCAGATTTGGTATGTCTCGGTGGCATATTTATGATCAGCCGCTTCAACTCACCATCGGCTACACGCTGAAACGCATTAGCCATGATCTTATGGTGCCTACCCTCTATAAAAGCGGGCCACACAGATTTAACAAACCCCATGAAAGTCTCAACAGACTTCTCACGCTTCTCCGCTGATTCATATTGCTCCAGCAGATCAAGGATCTCTCTCTGCTCCTCCAACGGGAGAGATGGAAGACTCTTTAAAAGATCAGGATCTATTTTATCTGAAAGACTCATAAGATCTCATAGAACACTCCTAGTATAGAACGTTCTAGCTTAGGATAATCACCAGATGCCCGTCATCTAAAGGGCATCTAGAAAGTCATCAACTGGAGTGTTCTCAATGAGAATGTTCTCTAGTCAACTTTAGTGATTTTACCATACTGATGGTCTTGACAAAGTATGTCAAATTTTTTTAGAAATTTTTTTTGGGGGTAGGATTCCTAGGGCATTTACCTAGAAAAAAAGGGGTGGGTTGTGGGTTGTTAGGTGGTTAGTTAGAAAAAATAGTGATTTTTTGAGTGTTTTACTATGTATGTATATATATGTACGCCGCGCACGTGCAGGGGGGTGGGGGTCATCTTGTCTACTATCATTCTTCCTAACAGATTTACTTAGGAGCACCCCTAACAGATTTACTTAGCTGCAACTAACACATAACTATAGGCGCACAACTAACAAATTATCTTAGCCACAACCAACAACTAATCTTAGGCGCAACAGATTTAGTGAAGTTCTTTTTGATCGTCTTCTAGTAGGTTCGCTATTCTCTGCTCAATCTCCGCACTGATTTGATCGGTTGATTTTTGTTCGCTCGTTTCTAGCTTGTCAGTAAATAGCGCAATCGTTTTTCCCAAAAGATTTGCCGCTTGTAGTTGAGCCGGTGATGGTTCCTGTCCTGTTGTTGGATCAACGTTAGTCTCTAGCCATGCTCTGAGCTTACTCGTGACTCGTTCCTTATCGCTCACACTAGAGCGGATCAAAGCATCCTCTCGTGCCTTAATTAACACCTGTACCCTTGCGGCTATCTGTGGGTCTCCCATTAACCTAGAGCCTTCCTGCTGAGCGGTCTCTGCCTTACCCTTACTATCGTATGCTTGCCGGTATGCTTCGGCGTAAGTATTCCCGGCGGCTACGTGCCTAGCAAATGCCATCATCTTGGGCGTTAGTTCTCTTTTCTTTTTCGGCATATCTTTCTGATCCATGAAATACGTTATCTATTCTGCCGGTCTCAGATCTTTTTTCACTCCCACAAATAACAGCACACAATTTTTTTTGATTAGTTTGTAATAACTTTTGAGTCCCATCGTTTAAGTAGGTGAACGCAACAAAAAGAGGATCTGAAAATGATCAACACAAAAAGAACGATCATAAGAAACGGGCAATCTGTTAGCTGTTTTGGCAAGTGGAGATCAGACAGCAACGCCATGTGTGTCTGGAGCTTTGAGGATGGATTTGTTGACACTGGATGCTTCGCGGATGGTGCCGATACATGGGAGGAGGCAGTTGAGAAAATGACTGCCTACACTCAAAGAATCGGCGCGACATTGGACGAAATGCAAGCCTGTTAATAAAAAAATTTAAAAAAATAAAACCATATGAAACAACGACTTAACTATAAATCTCATTTGTCAAGTGATTTATTTGATGTGAGTTGCTTGTTATTCGTTGTTCATTGTGGCTTATAATAGGGCCACGGCGACGGGGAGCCGACTGAATCCCGCCACTCTAACAAGGTGAAGTGAGAACCCAAGCGGTCAGCACTGCCAGAGTGACCTACCAGCCGGGACAATGTGCTGGAGCGTGAGAGCCAAGATCAGAAGTGAGTCTCTTAGATAGCAGCACTGGATCTAGCAAGCCACGCAAAGCCTAATCAGCTACCGAACTAAACACTTGTTGAAGACTAGGGTTGAATGGTCTCGTGAAGTACGACTTGAAACGAGCAACACTGCGAGACCAGCCCAACATCCTGCCAAGTGCCAACTAACGGAAAACGATTTTGTCTACGTCTAACGCTGGCGTACTGATGAGGCCATAGCAAGCCGAAACAAACAAAGGAGAACTAAGTGATGAGCGAGAAACAAAACATAAGAGAAGAGATCACCAACAACATCATAGCAATGATGGAAAAGAACACCGGCGAATGGATCAAGCCATTTGCTGGACTAGCAGCTAGGCCGATGAATCCTAAGACTGAGAAAAACTATAGCGGATTGAATGCGTTCTATTTGTCCCTACTGGGCAATTCATACTGGGCCACGTTCAACCAATGGAAGGAAATCGGCGCGAAGATC